CAGTGCGCCACCGTCAATGCGGATCGTGGCGCCAGAAGCGTACGGGCCGAAGACGGTTTGGCCGTTGGTGACGGTGCCCAGCAAGCTGAGCGTGTCAGGGTGGTTGGGATAGCCGACGAGCTGAGACACTTGGGACGAACCCTTGGTGTACACAGCGATGCTGCCAGCAGCGGGGATGGTAACAGTCACGTTACCGAGAGGGCCTACGACGAGAGAAGACATGTTTAACTCCTATGAGAATGATTGAGCAAGAACAGGGACCGAAGTCCCTGCGCCTACGATTAGGTCTGGCTGAACAAGATGATGCCGGACATCTCAGGTTGCTTGTTCACCACGCCGAACAGCGTATCGAGACGATACTTGATCTTCATGGTGTTGATGTCATACCACTTCTGCATGACCAGCTCGATGCCCTGATCGGTGGAGGCGCGCATCACTGCGGTACCAGCATCGGTCGGCACAGCGTAGCGGCCGGGCAGGAGTTCGAGAGCGTCCTTTTGCCAGAAGGGGTTGGCGTAGCCAGCCACAGTGTTCAGGAACACGATCGCCGAGTTGGCAGCCTTAGTGTTCACCACGCAGTTCTGGTACTCGGCCGAAGCGTCGTTGGCCACCTGGTTGGTGATCAGCGGAGGGCTGATGGTCATGGTCGTGCCAGAATCCACCGAGATGACGCGGAAGGTCTTCAGCTGACCAGTGTCCTGCTTGGTGATGTGGTGCACGGCATTGACAGCAGCGATCGTGAAGCAGTCACCGGCAACCACGTTGGTGGTCGAGGAGACAGTCACTTGCTGGAAGCGGTTGTCAACGTTGCCGACCTCACCAGTCGTTGCAGTGGTCGTGGCGCGCGGAGTGTAGACGTTGCCGCCTGCATCCAACGTGCTGATCGTAATACCAGCGCCACCGGCAGCAGCCTGCAGACGGTTCGCGTAGTCGAGTTTGTAGGTCTCGAATGAAGCGACCGTGCCGACGTACGCCTTCTCATAGGCGGTGACCGGCTTGCCTTGCATGGTCTGACGACCTGCGAGGTTGCTGGCCATGCCGTTGTAGTCACGGGTGCTCAGCGCCATGTAACGGTCGAAGGCTTGGACACCTTGCTCGTTCATGATCGCTTCGGCCTGTGCCACGTCGTCAAAGCCAGATGCGGCAGTCGAGCGCTTGACCACCAAGGTGCCTTGCAGCGCAGCAGTGCGCATCACGGCGACGTTGATGTCGGAAGCCAGCTTCTGCTTGGCAGCTTCGCCCAGACGTTGCTCTTGCAAGGCGTCACGAAGTTCTTTCGTGGTCAGCACCCAAGGCACAGACTTGCTGAAGCCGATACGGGCTGGCACGGCGAGCTGCGTGTAGTCCTTGAAGTTGCTGGTCTGGTCAGTGCCGTCGAAGGACTGGCTGATGTAAGGCTGAGGACGCCAGATGGTGTCGCTCGTACGTTCCATCGTCACCTGGTCGGTGTTGTAGATGGAGACGTTGCGGGACAGCACCAGGGCATCCTGGAAACCTTCGAGCAGGAGTTCGAACGCGACTCGCTCTTCTTTGCTAAACAAATTGGACATGAAATTCTCCTATCGGATTGAGGGATTACTTGGCGTTGCGCTTCTGCATCTTGTACTGGGTGACCTTCGTGTAGTCACCAGTCTTTGCAGCATCGGCGCGCAGCCGTTCGAGGGTTGAGTCCACCGCACCAGACGAACTGCCGGTTCCCCGGACAATGGTGTCTTCAGGCGGAGGTGCTTTGCGTTGTGATACTTTCAATTGAGTCTCCAGTTTCGCCACCGCAAAAGCATACTTTACGGGGTCAGTGATTGAAGCCAGCTCTTTCGCTTTCTTCGGGTTCTTGCCAAGCGCATAGATCAACAGTGCTGGGTTCTCGGCACCTTGCAGAATGATGCCTTGCTGGGTTTGGGAGAAGGTCTCCTGTGCCACATGCTCAGCGTCATCAAAGTCTTTCACCTTCAGCTCGGTCTTCGCCTTGCCATAGGATGCCAACTTCGCTTGCCACGCATCGTTCGCCGCCTTGGCTTCGGCTTCCGCCTTAGCTGCTTGCTCGTCGACTTTGCGCTTCTGCTCATACCAGTTCGCCAGTGCTGTCTCGTACTTGTCCGTGTCGTAGTCATGCTCGTCAAGTTTAGGCTTTGGACCCAGTGCTGCCGGCTTGGTCTCAGCAGTCGTGGCACCTTTCAGCTTCTCTTCGAGTTCACGCTTCTCACGTTGAAGTTCGCGGTAGTTCTTGCGCAGTTCACGAACCCATTCAGGTGCATGAGCTTGCTCTTCTTCTTGAGGAGGCGGTTCCTCACCAATGGTCACAACAACGTCATCAGACTCACCAGTGCCTTGACCTTCGCCCTCACCAGCTTGGCCTTCGTTGAGGTTACCCTCGCCTTCGCCCTCACCAGCTTGTTCGCCGTCCAAGACAACCGTGTTGTCGTCATCTGCTGCAGTACCGTCTGCCTTTTTGTTCATGGTTGACCCCATTCGAAACTCACCCGATAGAAGTGGCCGGGTGGATACCACATTACGCTGCTCCTGGTACCGGCGGTGGCATCACACCACTGGGAGGCGCCGACTCGCCAAGAGCTTGTGTCATTTGAAGCAACTGCCCGATGTCGGCCCGGTCGATATTCGACAGGGTCTCAGCGGTCTTTGCTTCAGTCTCCTTGGCCTTGGCAATGGTCAACACGGTATCTGCCCGTGCCTTGACTGCCGCAGCCGATGCCTGATCAGCCGATGCCTTGAGGAACTCAGCATTCGGATCGGGCGGTTGGTTCTGAAGTTCTTGCTGCAGTGCTGCCATCTCTTCTTCGGAAGGTTTGACAACACCCATTTTAATCAGTTTGTGGCGGAAATAGTCACGCACCTCACCAATACCTTCGCCTTCCATGTTCATCATAGCCATGGCGCCAAGGACCTGCAAGGTCTCAGGGTCCTGGGTGATGCTCATCATGCCGGTCAACGAACGAACGGTGCTCTGCTTCTTGCTGGCTGACGATGGGCCAATGTCCACACCGACATCGAAGTCGGCCTCAGCCAGGTCGTTCTCATACTCCACCTTGCCGGACTCGTCGACACGTGGCTTAAGCAGTTCGATCTGAGTGGTCTCTCCAGAACCAGTGATGCCCTTCATCTTGCGGCCTTCTTCAACCAAGATGTCCTTGGCCATGGAGAGCCAGACTTCACCTGAGCGCTTGATGCCCTTGCTGAAGTTGCTGATATAAATGAACGTCTGCATGTCCAGCTTGTTCTGGATCAGCTCAACAGCCTTGCCACTGATGTTGGGTTGCAGCTGTTCGCCGGCTTGCTGGTTGCCAAGTACGTCCTGCATGTCTTGCTCAGTGACCTGGAGCAGAGCCGCCATGGCCGGAGGGATCTCAGGAGCCTTGGTATAGGACTGGGCACCAATGGCAACAGGTTGGCCATTCTGGTCAGTGAGTTGGTTGATCAGCAGGTATGGGTAGTTCTTGATGTTATCCTCAGCCCACATCACTTGGTGGCCAGCGACCTGCTCAGGTGTGAACACCGGCTTCTCAATGGAGGAGTAGGCGGCATACTCACCAAGTTTGCTGAGCTGCATGTTCTTCAGGCGCTGAGGATCCTTGGCCAGGCGGACATGACCCATGCAGCGTTCCACGTTGTCGACGAACCAGCGCTTGCCGTACACGGGGATGATGGGGATGCACTTGCCAGCAATGAAGCCGCAGTCTTCAAGGATACCCTTGCCTGACATGATGTACTTGTGCACCTTACGACGCTTTACCTTCTTCTGGCGAACCTCACGGAAACCAGTGGCTGCAAGCGTCTCCTCAAGCGTGTCGTCCTCATTCAGTTCGCTATCAGGCACTTTGCGCTCAGTACCATCGAGGCCACGGTAGATGTGGATGATCTCGCGTTGCTCCTCGATGCAGTAGTACTCAGCCACGTAGACGACATCAGGCGTGAGCCAGTCGAACATGCGTTGATGGATCTGCTTCGGCCACGAGGCTGGGTCGTCGTTGTACTCCTCACGATACGCATCACGCGTCATAGCGGTCAGCACGAAGCACTTCTTGGCATCAGCCTTATCTTGGCGCTTGGCGTTCAAGTCAAAGAACACTGAACTGTCAGCATCGAAGATGGGCTCAATGCGGATACGCTGACGCTCGTCCTCGTCATCCTCATCATCCTCGTAGCAGGTGCGCAGACGCCAAGCACCGAAGCCGCCACCGACTGCTTCCTCAAAGGCGTTGTCGTAGGCTTCCTCAGCCGTGCTGTCCTGCTCGTCGGCTCGGTACAAGGCGGCACAGGTGTCAGCCAAGTCATCAGC